TTAATGAATTCCATAATAGGCTTTTAAAAGTTCAACAAGAAGTCCGCCAGCAGCACCTGTCCCAATTTGCCAAGTCCCGTCAAGTGTCATACTTACCATTTTTTGAACCCATTTATTTGCTTTTGTACCAAACTTCTTTGTTTCTCTGTTTGGCTCTTCCTCCTGGACGATTTGAATTATTTCGTCAATATTTTTAGCAGGCACGCTATTCTTTTCTAACTCTCTTTTCAAGTCAGCCACACTGCCTAGAGTTATATTTATGTTAGAAGTTACGGAATTTCCTTCCCCTGTTGTTATTGTATTTCCAAAGCCACTTGTATTAATTATTGTCTGATTATAAATCTTTCCAATTTTTTCATTTACGTTTTCTTTTACAATTAATTTATTTTTAATTAACTCGTCTAAATTGGGAACTTCCTTTTCTAATTGAAGCATAAAGTCTAAAAGTTTTGCTCTAACCTCTGCGAGAACCTGCGTTATCTGACTGACGTGAACAACCATGCTCATTGTAGTAATAGCAAATCGTTGTCCAGCATCAATAGCCATCTTTGTCAGAATAGCACACATATCAGGACCGAAGTCTTTATAAATTATCCCATTCCTATTTTCTCTTTCCTGATTCTCTAAAGTTTGAATACTGTCATTGAATCGAAATTGTAATAAATCGTCTATAAACGTATTTTGAAATACCATTAAAGGCAAGGGCACATTCTCATAAGTGTCAAATCCTTGTTGCATCGTGCAAGTAATGTTTGATGTTCCAAGACGGTATGTCGGAAGCTCCTTCTCTTTATATCCGCTGAGTTCATCGTTAGTCCATTTCATCAGTTCCTCATTGCTAATTCTCGTCGCTAATACTTTTGTCTTTAACAATGGATTAGTCAGAGATTTTTCTGAGTTTGATAGTTCATCAATTATTTGCTCGATTATTGTCATTCCGTCTTCTTTTAAAATGACTTATAATGGCCATTAATTACCGTCTTTTTCATTTGTTTCCTCTTTTTCCTCCTTTAATTCTCTTAGTTTCTCATACAATTTATGTCTTTCTTTATCCTTATCTCTTAAAAGTCTTAAAGTGTAAAGAAGCATCATTGCTATAATTGGAATTAAAGTCGCAATTGTCAATAGTGGTAATTTATCTTGAAGTAAGCTTAAATTGTCTTTTTCAGTAGCTCTGTTTGTTATGAATAATGTCATTGTTAGAACCATTGCAAAAGTTGTCATTGCTAGCAAAATACTGTTGTACTTAGAAGAAATATTGTCCTTTTCGTTTAAGTAAATTACTTCAACTTCTTTTTGTGTACTTTCTCCTTTTCCCGTTTCTTTCATTGAGTTTAATAAGCCGCAGAAATCTAATTTCTGTTCTGAACTTAAAAATGAATTAGCCATAATTTCATTGATTAAGTCATTTGAAAGAGAGAATTCATTATATAAATCTTCTTGCTTTACACCATATTTTTTCGCTGTCGAAATTCTTACTGCTGAAAGGATTTCCTTAGTTGGGATTTTCTTTTCAATTACAAGTGGCCTAATTGAATACAATATTTCATTGTTTGCAGTCTCTATTTTTTGTAAATATTCTCTTTTTTCACGTTTGCTAAAAAAGTACCTCGTTACAAAAAATACTATTAAAGAACTGATTATTCCACCTCCAATTCCTGTTACCCAAGGGTTATTTAGTATATCTGTCATATTTTATGTTGTCGTCTTTTGATATGGTGCATATCGTTTTGCCGCTTTGCGAAGGCTGGTATTTTGAGCAATAAAATTCATTAGATGCACAAAGCTTGGATTTAGCACTTCCCTTTCACATTATGCAAGTAGGTCTCGCTTTAGCAAAATATTTTGTAGTATGAAACTCAATTGGTTGCGTAACTGGATAATGATGCTATTACATTACCTTGCTCCAATTCAGCCAACTCGACTTAGGTTTTGATTGATTCTCTAACGGTGACAAGATAGCACAACATCTTTGTATACAAATACTATTGTAGAAATTTAGAATCAGTCTAAGGAAGTTGTTCCCCACTTCTACTTGCCTTCTGCCTGCTCTTTCAACGCTCTCATTACCAGCACCTGCGTCCGTTCCATCATTCGCCGTCGCATCACATTCATAAAATCCACCTTGGTACGGTTGTACCAGGTCGAGCTGCGTTTTCTCCGGACGGTGCCTATTCGTTTTTTGTGCATAGCAATGGCCCAGGCAATGTGCCGGGCATCTGATTGCTTGGTTGGGAGCTTCCGTTGCCCAAACCGGTTCACAAAGGCAAATTTGTCCAGCCCCACTTTATCAACATATTCTTCCAACACATCCACGGATGGCATATTCAGGTAGGTAAGCGAGCGCATGTCCTTCATCCGGCCGTAGCCTTTGAAGTAAATGTCTCCGGAGACGGCCAGCTGCCCGGCCTGATGGTTGATCTGGTACTCAAAGCTATTTCTGAGCTCAGAGGTCAGGAGCAACCCGCTTCGCTCAATGGCTTTTTCAAAATAGCCTACCGCATCACGGGTAATTTCCGTAGCCAGATCAAGAATCTCCTGACTTAAATCATCTGCAATCATGCTCAGGCGGGTTCAATGACTATGATTAGTTCATCATCGCCCCAGGCTACCGGCACATTTGCAAAACGAAACGTCTGATTTCCATTCAGGATCGGACTGGACAGGTTTTTAGTCGGGATTCTGACCTTGTATGGCAGGGTAGGAGCCGACGCAAAAGACGCCTTGATGTCCAGCGTGTAGGTACCTGCTATCAGACCAGCGGCCGCATAGCGCACATCAATGCTGTATGCAGTATTGGCAATAACTTCCACCTCATTTTTGCGGACAGCCGCAATCGGATTATAGGCCGCACCCGTAAAGCCGATGCCATCGCCGGGGCAATCATTTCGTAGTCCAAGCGGAATTGGAGTTGCCAATACGCAGCTTCCGTATAGGTTGGCGTTGTTTTGCGTATCCAATGCAAACCAGGCTGCCTGGGCCCTGGCATTGGCGTCTGTCTGACTGCTTTCCGAGCCGTACACACCGGCCGGAATGGTGATCATCCAGCGGGTACCTACGTAGCCGTTTGGGCAACCAACTTTCATGTACGAAGACATCCCGCTGATTTCTTCACTTAGAAATGTGGTTAAACCCGGCGCACAATCGGCGCTTATCCAGGATCCTATGTAGCCTTCTGTGCCTGGATTGTTGGGCTTTTGGGTATAGGGTTTTACATCTTCACCCGTATCAAGGTAGTATTTTACCAGCAAACCATACCTTTTCAAATTGGTCCGCAGGCCAGTAACTGCGTTCGTTTCACAAGCCGGGGCATCCCCACGCCATGAGGTTGGCCGGGCTGGTACCGGAGGCAGTATCGGCAATTTGCTGTACGACCGCTCGGCATTGGTGTAGCGGAAGGTCATGGACCGGTTGATCAGCGTTTCGGCGTCATCCAGCGGCAGGTAGGATTCTGTCAATGGCAGTAGCGGAATCATTTCCCGATCGGTGATCAGATAAAACTGCTCTGAAAAATAAAGCTCCTGCCACCACTCCCGTTGAGCCTTGGCCTGATGAGCCGGATAGCCAAAGGCTACTGACAGCTGTCGTTCTCCCGTAACCCGGTTGATCACCTGCTCGCTCGATGTGGGCAGAAAGTCAAAGCCCGTAAACCGATCGGCCAGTTGGCGCGCGACAATCAAACTTTCACTGCCGCTGCCGGTAAAGGCAATTGTGTCAAATGCTCCTAAGCTATTTTCAAAAATCAGGTAACGCACCTGTCGATGGTGCGTAGTATCTAGTATATAAGTCCGTGTTTCCGATAGCCGTTCTTCATTTTCATTGGATAGCCAGACCTCATATCTCTGCACTGTTTTGGCCAGATCCATGAGCCCAAGCGCCTGTACCCCGACCGGAATGCAGTAGGCCGTCATGGCCGTAATGCCTGCCAGGGTTTGGGCTGTAAAGGTCTGCCGGGTAAAATCATCAAATTGCACCTGAACCCGAAGGTGCAATTCAGCCGGGGTCGGACTGAAATTAGTCAGGAAAGTGAGGAATTCGGGTTGATCCGGGCGAATGCCCAGGCCATCAGGTTTATAGGTCAGAAATTTCCGCCCCTCGGTGTAGCGGGTAAAAAAGGTAGCCTGAAAATCGGCATAGTCCGCAGGGCCGATACCGGCGCGGAAAACGGTGCCGGTTGGAAAAAGAGACTCATCAATCAGTGTTTCACCCTCAAACCTTCGGGCCTTTGTGTAGAAGGACGAAGTTAACGTATCGCAGACCGAAATCACCTGCTGACCAAATGCAGGCGGGCAGCTCATCAGCTGCGAGTGAAGCAGCTCGGCCAGATCAAAGTAGGCACCTGCGTAGGTGACCACAACGGCAAAGTTTTTGGGCGGCTCTTCCGAAGCTTCCAGCGTGGTGAGAAGGGCATACTCTGATGCCTGAAAAAACTTCGGCGTGTAGACATCCAGCAAATACCGCAGACCGGCGCGAACGGGAAAAGTTGCCGGACTAACCGGATCCACATTTACAATGATCGGGTTTTTGGAGAGCGCCAGATCTTTGGGGGTAATACTAGCTAAGTAATCCATTTGCGTTCAGGTGAAGTTCAAATTCGAGTCTCCACCCATGGTGGTTATTTGCCCAGGCACGATCTACGGCCGACTTTCTCATTTTAGCCAGGTTGCAGTGCACAAAGCCTTTGGACCGGTTATCGGCCCGCATTTGTTTTTGGAGTTTGTAAATGATCCGAATCGAATCAATTTCAGCCTGGATTTGCTCCTGTGGCCGGTCAAGTGGCGGAGCAAAAATGATACTCACGCCCCCGTAGTAAATCTCGGTCAGCTGACTGGCGTCGTTGTCATCCGAAATGATTTCGGGTTGTTCGAGCCACATAAACGGGTAGTTGAAGCCGTCCGCTCCGGTGGCGTACTGAATACCCAGCTCAACACCTCCATAGAGAAAGTACTCTATATCGGGGCTGAGCTGGGCAAACTGCCTGAAGTAATTGATATAGGATTCAAAATCGGCACTGCGTAGCATACCTCCATGGGATTTGGTAGGCTACAAACGTAGGGAGTAGGTTGGAAGGGAAGTAGGACAGAAAAGTTAATCCTATTCCGCCTGCATCAAACGGTTTGCTTCATCCGTCTTTACCTTCTTGTGCGATAAATAGAGCCAAATGGTATGGATATTAGTCTCACAAACGGCGTCAAAATTACCGTGAACACGATTCTCAGCCACATCTTCAATGGTTGAAAGCCAGCCCTCGCCATTTTGAAAGAGCTGCCGGGTGCTTTCATCCGATTCGTAAAGCTTCTCATAACGCCGGATAAAGGCATTATTCATTTCCTGCCAGTAAAGCAGTACCGGTATGATCTGCTGAAAATTTAGCTTCCTGAACCGTTTGGCGCGCTTTTGCGCTCGCAGCGAATTGAAGACCTCCCGGTTCTCACCGTTGTAGGAGGGAAGCCATTGCCGGATCCGCCAGCCCATTCGTCTTGGGCGAAGGATAGTACCCAAAAATTCAAAGAGGGCTTCCGGATTTGGAGCCCTGGGATTGCTGAAAGCCAGATACTGAATGTTGGCCATGGCTACTTCAATCGTCGAGCTGTCGGCATAGGTGGGCTCAGGCAAGTAGTACCGGCGATGTCCGACCCTTATAAAAGGATAGGGTTTTTCTTTGAGTGGCTCGGAAATAGCCCAGGCAAGACTGGAATACAGATCCTGCCGGGCCAGCAGGGGGAGCGAGCTAACCTTAGTAATGCCACTCAGGATTTCTGCCAAATGATCCATCAGGCGCAGGGTAGCCGCAGAATCTTCATTGGCTTTGACCGTCAGCACTACGGGCAAGGCTTTTAAAATCTGATTCCGGCTACAATCAGACCAGCATTTCGGCAGGGTTTTTCTCATCTTCATAGGCTTCAACGATTTCCCACCATACTTTTTCTTTTCGATCCAGAGCCGCCACTATTTCATCAAATAGCGGGTCAAAGGCTTTTTTGCTTTCCCACACGCAAAACTCCCCATCTTCCTGCCCGTAGGACAAACCTACAATCAGGCATCCCCGGGTGTCCCGGATCCAGTTTCCCTTGTGGGCATAGATGTACTCGAAGGCCGGCACGTTTTGAAGCCAGGGCAGTTTTCTTTTGAAGGCCGGAGACACTCGCAGCTTCACTTCAAACCGGCCGATTGGAATAGCCGTTTGGCTATGGACCTTAATTTTCAGGAGTTCAGCCAGTGTCATGGTGGACTTTAGTCCCCGGTCCTTGTCTTCAAGAATGTAGCCTTTCCAAACACCGTTCACCCAGTATTTGGAAAGCGTACTGTTCTCTTTTTTCAAAATTCGCTTTTGGAAAATTTCCATACACTTTTGGAAAATAAAATACGATACATGGAAAAATTCTTACACTTCCGGCTTTTTGGTGCCGCTGGGCAGGTACTCGGCAAGCTTCTGCCAGGCCAAAAGAAAGATGGTCTTTTTACCAATGGCCGCGTAGTTTTCCTGAACCGACCAGAATTCTGCCGCCATCATGGCCACCAGTGCGGCATATTCAAATGCGTGAAAGACGGTCACCTCCTGATCCTTGACCTGGAAGTGAGCCAGGCCGTGCAGGGATCCAAGCATGATCAGGTAGTACGTGATTTTTGAGAACGTCTTATCCTTGAATACTTTGGAATTTGGCGTGGGATTCACTCCTGGATTCAGGTTATGAAGATACTTCACCCGCTTAATGCCTGCCATGGTATCGTAGGCAATCATCAAGAACAGGGAGGTTAAATACCGAAAATCGGCGAAGATGTAGATCTCCACAAATTCCACCAGCCAAATACCCAGGCCTAAAAACAGCGCAGCAAAGGTCGTCCAGGGATTATCGATCAAAAAAATGCAGTAATTCTTACCCGCCAGGGCGATACTTTCAAGGTAGTTTTTCATAAAAAAATTGCGGTTAAGGAAAGGGGACCAATAGGCCTGCTGCAAATCCTTCCGCTCTGCCCCGCCATAGTATCCATTTTCGTTTCTTTTTTTCATTTTCAAGGGCACCTTCAAAGGAGCGTTTTTCCAGCAGTCGCAACAGGTTTGTAAATCGCAGCTCGTTTCGCAGGCTACGGTTTTCTTCTCTAAGGTTCTCATTGGCTCTGGTTTGAACGCGGTGCATGGGTTTCAGACTTTCGTACAGGATCAGGCTGTCCAGAAGCGCGTCCTGAATCTGCTGCCCGGATACGGGCTTCAATAACTGCCCGCAGGCTGTCCCGTTTGAAAGCCAAAGCAGGACTGCCACGAAAAATAAGCTGCGCCAGACTGTCGTGAGAAATCCTGGCGGCCGCATACTTCTGATCATAATAGTTGACGGAATCATGTGCAATACGTGCTTTATTGGAATAATGGGTCAGGCTGTCGGCTGACATTTCCAGCTGAGTTTTGGGAGATTTCTGCTGGCAGGTATTCCAAATCCAGATAAGTAGCCACACCGAACAGAAAGTAATCAGGATGCAGAAAAGAAGTTGCCCTGGTTTCATGCGCTCAGTCTTTGCGGGCTTCTCCCCAAAATTCATCATCCACCGGTAGCAGGTAATTACCACCCGTCCAGCTGGGGGCAAAAATGTCTTTCCCCTGCCAGTAGGCGGGAGTGATAGAAACTTCGGTCACGGGCCGGTCCAGGCGAACGTAAGGTTTGCCGATGAACTTTTCAGACAAATAGCGCAGGTGCGGCTCCATCCCCCTGATTTCAGTCGGACAAAAGGACATGCTCAGGTGAATGACCTGAACGCCGGCCACGTAGCTTTTCTCAAACTCCCGTTCGAGTTGTCCCAGATTGATACCGGTGCAGTAGCCGTCACTCGAAAGATCAAAGGGGTCATATTCAATCATGCTTATTTTTCCCATCCCCAAATTGATGGCGTTTACAAGCTGCTTGCGGGAGTTGTCCCACCGGTCATTTCCATCTGTACCAAACATCCCATCAGCACTTGCCGCCTGACTGACAAAATTGGCATGCAGGTACCAGGCGTTCTGAGGCGATCCGGCGTCCGGATACGAATACACCGAAAGAATTTTTCCTGAGGATCCATCTTTAACGGCTTTGGTGAAATTCTCAAAATACCGGGTGAGTGTCAGGGATATAAACCGGGCAAAGTCTTTTCCAACCTCTGTTCCCATGTCCAGAGCTGCACCATTTTCCCATTCCACAATGTAGGGCCGGGCGTAGGGCAGATTCTTTGCCTGCCGGAATTTTCGGAATCCTTCCTGAAATACGGGTTCAAAACCAGTGATTTCCTTAGATCCGCCGTATCCTTCACCTACCACAGGATTGGTAAATTCTTCGGCACTTGCCGTGCCAATGCTCAGGTAATAGGCTCCTTCGTAGGTATTTAGTTCAGCTGCTAGCTCCCGGACAGCTAGATAAATTTTTTCATTCATCAGCTCGGAAGCCAATGAGCCCATGCGCTTATCCGTCTCGATCTCGTGTTGTTTGCCCCTGTGACCGGTAACGTAGTGATCTTCCGGAATAAAATTGTCGCCTTCTTTTCGCCACGGCCAAAACAGTACGGATAGTTTCAGCCCGCGCGCACGGCAGTAAGCAATCACTTTCTGAAGGCCTTGCCTGGTAAAGTTGCCCGGAGTCGGTTCCCACTCATTCCAGCGGATATTGAGCCTGATGCCGGTAATGCCATAGCCCCATTCGTACTGAAAGGCGTCGATGCGCTCGGGCCAGTCGTGATGAAGGCCATTCTGGGCAGAAGGCTCATAACCAAATCCGGTGAGGTTCATGAATAATTCGTAGGTTCCACGCTCCGCAGAGACCGGTGGAACCACTCTATCCGGAATCACTACGCCGGTTTCTTTTCCGGGAATCAAAAACTCTTTTTGATCAGAACCGGTGCAGGTACTACCCGATAGGGTAAGGGTGTAAATCCCCGGTTCGAGCTGGGAGTACTGGACCTGAATCACGCTCGAGCTGGGCCTGATCTGGCCGGAGCGGACGAGCTGGCCGGCCTTGCTAATCTGAAAATTCAGGCCGAACACATTCTTTCCGTGAAACTGGACTCGTGCCGTGGTTTGACTGATTTCAAAAATGCTTCTGATCTCAGGTCCGGCTTCACAGGGCAGCAAGTCAGGATCCGTAATCACCGGAGGTGTTACGGGAATAGTGGGCGGTAAGCCCGGACGATTCAGGACGGAATCAACGTAGGTTTTCACCCAGTCCTGACTGGCAATTTTGCCACTGGGGAAAGTCAGCGTAGTTTGGGACTGAGCGGCCACAGGGCCCAACAGGAGCAGTAGCCCCCACAACATTTTTTTCATAGCTAATAGTTAAAATTTAAAATCCGTAGTACTTTTTTTCGGGGCTATTGTTGATTCTACTGCCGTTTCGTTTCCGGCTGGGCTGGTAGAGCGTGGATCCGTAGTATTCAGCAAAAACCTGCTCGCTGGCATGATCAGTGAGGTAATTGACCAACCGACTTTGGAATTCCTGCTCCTGACTCTGGCATTCCATCCGCATTTCCGACCGCCTTTCAATCGGCAGGATGTCCTCATTACTAATGCCGTCCGTTTCTGACAGCAGCCGCCAATCCTCACTCACGTTCAGGAACGTGATGCTTTGGGCAAAGGCATGGTGTACCAGCGCAAACCGAAGCAGTTCAAGCGCTTCGTTCTCCGCAGATGTCCATGCGGAATTGTCAGCTACCAGCCGGTTTTTCCAGGAGGTATACAGGGCGTCGCCCAGGAGGGGTTTGATGTAAAACTTTTCGGCTTTCCGAAGGTAATCACGCAGGGCCAGGTAGATCCGGCGAGAGTGGCGGGCCGCTGGAAAGTATGCGGTCATTTCGGTGGCCGAACCGATGAAAAGTTCTTTGGACAGGGTATAGCTTAGCGAGTTTTTCCACGTGGTAAAACTGGCTTTGTTGCTTTCCAGATATTGCAAAGCCTGTTCAAGGGCCATATCTGCCTTATTGATGGCTTCCTTGCGGGCGGCCACGATCATCCATTTGCCGGGGGACTGCATGTTGGCTCCTGAAGGTGCCTGTTTACCGGCGTCGGAGGTGTGCAGCACCAGCCGCATGCCGCCCAGAAGATCCGCATATTCGGCAATAGCCATTCGGAGCCAGTCCAAAAGCGTGCTTTGTTTATCGCTAAGGGTTTGGGCTTCTGACAGCTCGTCGTAGAGCTCCTGTCCAATGGCAGGAAGGATGTAGAGCATTTCGGCCTGTTGCACAAAGGGTTTCCACGTCCGCCAGTTCATGGTTTGCTGAATCCCGCCGATGGACTCTTTCAGCTGCTCAATACTATTTATCAGCATCTTGCTCTTTGGTTTCGGGTTCGCTATTGGGGTTGTCCGGAGAGCTTTTGGGCGTGACGTCCTGGGTGTAGGAAGTGATTCGGTACACGTAGGGAATCAGGTTTTCGGCCACGCCGTCAATTCGCATAGCGAACAGTACGGGTTTGCACAGCAGCTTCTTGTCAAAAATGGTCATGTAATCCTGCATGTAATTGGCAGAAGCCACAATCTCTTTTCCACTCGTGCCCAGCTGATTGCCGATGGTGATGCCGGCCAAATCGGGCCGAACACCGTGGGCGCTGGCCTGCACCTGATTGGCCACCTCAAACATTTTGATGAAGGCTTCGTCATTAATTGGATTCTGGATGGGCGTTACCTTCACTCCCTGAATTGTGCGGCCGTCGATGGTGATTTTAGAGAACGTAAACAGGATCTTGTTGGCCTTGTCGAGTCCAATGAGGGTATTGGATATTTCATCCAGAACCTTGTTTCTCAGCTCGTCCTGCTCCTCCTGTGTGGATCCATCCTGGTCAAAGTAATCATCCGGGATGTCCACGTGATGCGTCAGAAACGCGCCATTCTCAAAGGTTGCGTCGTAGTAATCCGTAACCCGGTTGGAAATGGAGGTCCATTTGGCCGAGCCCCACCACGGCTCAAATCCGTAGTATTTCTGACCCGGTAGCGGATGCTTCACATGGATTAATGCCTGAGCAAATTTGGTAGGAGCTGACGGATCAAAGGCATTGACTTCCTTGTAATCGGCTTTGGGTACCTTTTTCTCGTAGCCAAACCGGGGGCTGATCAAATACTTTGTCACCTTATTTGATTTGGCTTCGGGCCGTTTGGCCCGCACTTCCATGGCATCTACCACTTCCAGAGACTTCACTTTCTTGTCCGTGGTCAGTGTCAGCAGTACATTAAGCTCGCCACAAAACGCAATCTGGTAGGAGGCCGCGGCCAGGTACACTTCCAGATCCAGGCGCTCGTGCCACTGGTCAAAGGCAGGATCCAGTACCGGTACGTATTTAAATTCCCTGTTGACAATTTCCTTGCGGTGGGGCCCAATGCCCAGCCCTCCAATGAAGTTTCGGCGGGTGGTGATGAACTGCCACTTGTTGGGGCTTTCGGTAGCAAGCCGGTGCATGACCAAAAGCTTGTCATCATTTTCGCCGCGTCTGACGTATTCATTGGCCGCCGATTGCGTGGTGGATGGTTTTTCCCCATTGGCAAGATCCACCGCTTTGGAGGCATCCTTTCCAAAGGTTACCAGCACACCCGACTGAGGAGCGTAGCTTGCCACGTACACATTTCTCGAAATTTTTTTAAAACTCATCAGTACAGGTGGTTAATGGCCTGGCCGTTGAAAGTCAGCAGAAAGTCTATGTACACATCCAGCAGTTGGTTGTTGGATTGCTGAATCAGTTTGAGCGTACCCGACCGGTTCATCCGTTTGCGTTCACCGCCAGCCGAGTGGGTGGATGTCCGCAGCATGCAGGATTTTTTTTCTCCCCAGCTTCCATCGACCTTTCGATAGGTAATGTTGAAAACACTTCCTGGCTTATTGACTTCGGACAGTACGGCACTCAATTGGATCATCTTCGTACATTTTTGATACGGCAATGATACTTCCGGCCTTTATTTTAAGGTAGGACACAAGTTTTCCGGCACTTTTTGCAGTCCTTTTTTGGGTAGTAGGTTGATTTTTAAGGCCTTGCCCAAAAATCAATCGTTTTTTAAGCCAGTGACGCAGAGTAAGCTGGCCCGCACTTTACCATAAATGGCAATTGCCAAAATCAAAAAAGGGAATATAGGTTTGGTGATCGGGTCAGCGGCCCTACCTCGAATGGATGAAATTGCGTTGCCGGCGCTGCATGTTCAGATACTTTTTACACTTGACCCACAGCCAGTAGTCCAGCGCGTCGGTACCATCGGTCGCGTACTCGCGGTTGCGTGCCCTGGTCTCACTTGCTTTGTCTTTCTTTGCTGTGTTGCCTTTGCCTTTCTTAAAGGTCTTGTCGGTAGTGACTGGTGTCTGTTGGATGTTGATGACCAGTACTTTGTTGGTGTTCTGATTGAATCGCAGCCTGGGGGCGCGTGGGTTGTTCTCTTCCAGTAGTAGATTAATGAGGGTATACTTTTCCTGATGGTTGGGATAATGAGTGAGCTCACGCCGGAATACACGCCACCCTCTTTTGTGCAGCACGTCACAAAGGATGTTGTAGAAGGGGCGGTTTTTGTAGGAGGTAGCGGCGCTGGTAGATCGCCCACCCGGATCACCATATACGTATACGTCCTTGACCTCATTGCTTTCGTAGGTGTCGCAGAACCAGGCACCTAATTGTTCAATGATGCTGGTGTCCTGATCCTCCTTGCTGCCGGTGGGCTTTACGTACTTGGAGTTGATGACCCGTAGTTCCTTACCTATTTCCTGACCAACAATACCCCATACAATATCCGAGTTGAAGTCAAGTGATAGATCAAGGGGCATATCGCTCAGGTAATCGTTGGAGCGAAACAGGACCAGGCCGGTTTTATCATCATCCTGGTAGGTGTAGGATTTTGAGTAGCAATGTTTGACCGAAGAAAAGCCGTGGTAAAAACCGTTGGGAAGTTTTCCCAAACGAAAGTTCAGTACTTCGACCTCAAATTCAAGCGGTTCGAGTTCCTGGCTGAGCCGCTGTTCATAATCATCCGGAAGAACATCCTGATTGTCTTTGAATGTACTTTCCAGAAAAAGATACTGCGGGGGCGTTTCCTGTAATTGCTCAGGATTCAGGGTTGCCCGTTCTTCGAGCATTTGCATCCAACGTTCTTCCACCTCATAAATCCACATGCCTTCCTGACTCCATGAGGCCGAAGAGAAATCAAAGAAGCCATGGTGCCAGGGATGGCTGGCAAACTTTGCGTACTTGTTGGCACGCACGGCCGGCTGAATGACTTTCTTGATAAAGTCCGGATTCATGGTAGCCGACTCGTCCACCAGAAACCCATCCAGATTCAGCCCCCGGTGGGTTTCGGGCCGGTCCTGACTGATGAGCCGGAGCGTAAAGCCGTTAATGAAGGTGATGCAGTATTGATAGCCCAACCGCCCCACCTTTTTGTAGGGAGACACCCAATGATCAGGCGGTTTGACCCCGATGACATAGGTACCGGAAGGGTTGATTTTGGCATTGAATTCGGTAAGGCCCATCATACCCAGCGCGTCGCGGATGGACGGAATCACAATCAGGTCGAGCTGTACGTAAGTCAGCCCGACCATTGCCCAGGTAGCTTTGGGAAAGTGATTGAACAAAATCCCTATGGCCATGCCCATGACCGTTGATTTCCCGGATCCACGGCCGCCGATGAAGCTTTTGCGCTTGGCCCGGGACCTGAGAAACTTGATCTGCTTGTCGTTGGCGTGTACTTTCCGAACCAGTTCCTTACTCATCGAGATCGAGCTGTTTCTTGTACACGTTCACATTATTCACAAAAATGAACTTGGAGGCTTTCATGAAATCATTTGGATCCAGGCCGATATCTTCGGGTTCATTGAGCCTTGCCAGATCGTCACCCCGTTCGCGGGCTTTTACGGCTGCTTCCAGATTTTTCTCTTTCAGCGCCATATTGGCAATCAGGTCATAGAAGGCAATGGAGGCCGACCGGCGACCGTCGCGGTCTACCTGATCTAGTTTGCCATGAATGAACTTTGCTTCCTCAAAAACATACCGGGCCTGCCGCTCCTCGATGTTGTAATCTTTCATAAGCATGGCCCGCACCATATCTTCGGTTCGGCCCATACAGTACCAGCTCCACGCTTTGCGGTACTTTTCCAGCATATTCAGCTGAGTACCATTCAGATCAGCCGTTTCCACCTCCTGATTGTAGTATCTCAGGTAGATATCCAGCTTGCCTTCATCAATTTTCAGTATTCGTTTGAGCCTGCCAATGCTCTTTACATTTCCCATGCATCATTATTAAAAAACCACACTGCTAGATACAATGTGGTTTTTTGGGGCAGTAGGACAGGAAAAAGTGGCGGATTTATAGCGGTTGCACTACATTTCTTGAAACTGTATACAATTAACAAAAGAGAGCCCCAATCGGGGGCTCTCCTGCATTTAAAATAACCCCATCCCATCTGGATCCTCAATCGCCTTCATCGCTCTTCTTTTGTACTCATCTTCGAGATACACATCCGCAGGATTCTCCAATTTGGCGCCTTCCCGGAAGAAATGTCCCCATCCACGTTTCAGCATTCGTCCACGTTCGTTGTGCTTGTCGTAGGCAAAGTCCGGCACGTCCAGCCTTCGGATTTTGTGACTCATCCAGGCCCATATCAGCGCCCAGTCAATCAGTCGGCTTTTTCGGGATCGGCACAGGATAAATATCGCATGCGTCATAAACAGCCTTTGCGGCTCATTTTTGTCTTCTTTCTTCTTTGCCTGTTCCTTAAACATGGAATACAAAGCCCAAATCTCTGAGGAAATGGATGGGTTGGCCAGCCCCACATCCTCCGAGCTCATGATCCGTAACCTTTTCCATACATATTCACTGTATCCCGAATTGTACAACTCAACCGCCCAGTACAAGGCTTCTTCTTCCAGACCCCGGCGAATGCATTTTTGCATGGCCGAACTGATTTCAAAGAAGTCATACCCGTTCACGGTCGTAATATCATATTTGCCCATTTATTCAATTTTTTGGTATTGATTGATAATCTATTTTCTCTTTGGCATGCATCCGAATAATGCCTACATTTGTCCCGCTTAGATGTTTAATTGCAAAATTAGACTCACAGGAGGCCCGCCGTCAGGCGGGCTCTTTTGTTTTAAAACAGCTTGGTTTGATCGTCCCGAAAAAACAGCGGAAGATCTGTATAGCCCTTTTTCTGATCACGCCTGACTCCGCCCACCGCGGTGGGTTGCTCTACCATCAGTTCCCGGAGCGCTGCCTGCTCTACCGGCGTTAACTTTTTGAAATCTTTCTTTTTCATCCTCTTTTACGTAGTTTGGATAGTAGGGTAGACTCGTTTACTTTACCTTTCTGAATTCCCCAGGAGAGCCTTAAACTCATGGAGAAACTGACAACTCCCCGGTGGAAAAGCCCCCAGGCTCGCTGCATAATCAGCCTTAATTTGGCTCGTAGTTTTTCGCTGATATTTCGCATCAGCTGAGCGTTTGCAGGTAGGAGACTCCCAGTTGCCGGGCTTTCCGGGTGGCTAACCTTTTGGCTTTGCCATACACTGCCATGAAAATGAAAACTTCGTCCTGGATCTGGAAAGCCCAGCACCCAAATCCTCGGGGCCCTTTGCCGTGTACTCGCTTGTACTTACTCGAATCGACGCTTACATGTGCCATTTGCTTTGACGTTTAATTGACTGATATTGAGATGTTTAACTGATATAAAGATCTCCCGACAGAACGGATTTAAAAAGCGTCAGTCCGTTTATTTTTTCCTGAAAATCAAGTATTTAACCAGTTTTTTTGAAAGGTTTTTCGCCCCTAAGAATTGCGCTGCGTGGGGGTTGATAAGGCTCTATTTTTTTGGGATGAATGTAGAGCCACACAAAAAAGCTCCCCCGAAGAACCGGGAGAGCGTATGGCCTATTAAACAAGGTGAAATCTGAGAATCAGGTGGGCAGCCCAAAATGCCGTTTGATCATTTGGATAGCCATTTCGTACAGCTCATTACCCAACAGATCCAGCGCCTGAGCATTAAGCCTGTTTCGTTGTGCTGACTCGCCCGGGCTGTACATGGGTTTTCCAGATCCATAGCGTTCGTAGTCCTCAAAATCATCGTCAGGATGGTAATTGGCCTTTTCCATAATGATTATCTGTTGTAAAAAATCTATTGCATCCTGCCGGGTTTCTATCGTAGCTGGCAGGCTATTATTGAAATCCTTTTTCATATGAAGAACACCTCCTTTTCTGTAAAGCAGATAAACTGTTTAGGTTTCCCGCGATAAAAGCAAATCCCGAATGCAAAGTCTTCCCTTTGGCTCATCACAATGATGTTGCGGCATTTCTCAACCTGATTACATTTTACAGGCGGTTTATCAATAAAATTGTAGCCTGCGGATCTCAATTCATCAAGGGCAACTTTTGCGTCTGTTATCGTTTTCATACTGATTAACTGATTTAAAATGAGTTACTTAACTGATATAAATATCTCCCGGCAGAACGGATATAAAAAGCGACAATCCGTTTATTTTCAGCGTTTTATAGAATTAAATAACCTTCCAGTCCGGAAGGCTATTCCAATCAAAACAGTGATAGCTGACCCGCCCGCACCTGGGTTTTCAGGGGTTCAATGACTGGTTTGGATACAGGCTCTTTGGGTTTTACTTCGGCTTTTACTTCCAGCTTTTGTCGCCTTCTTTCCCAGTGCTGCATTGTTTCGCTTTGCTCTTTGGTAATAGGTTGCAGGTGAGGAATGGGAGGTATCCCGAATTGGTGGAAATAGTTGATTTGGTAGCCGAACCACCACTTGTCCAGGGCGATGGAGTCCAGGCAGCACACTTGCCCCTGACAGCCGTGAATGGCCATGTTTAAGGCAGACATTTTGGCGCAAATCGCATCCAGATCTTCTGCATAAAGATAATTACCGGGATTAAATGCATTGAAGGAAAGCAATAGCCGGCCACTGCCTGAGGCCGGATCATTGACTCGTTTTCCGACCGGCCGGTCTTTGCCCTCACCCGTTAGCTGAGTCATCAAATCGCACAAGTCCGGTGGTGTAAAGAACTGCCCCATCCAGCTGCGTTTGCTTTGGCTTGCCAGATATTCGTAGATGGTTCCCAGGGCATCAAACCAGCTCGTAGGACTATCAGTCACCAGCTCATCCATGACCTTAAACCATGCGAGCAGCAGTTCCTGCATTTTGGGGTACGCCTTTTCGTATTTCTTTTCCAGGCGCTGAGCCAGCTCCTTATCTCCTTCAACCAAAAAGCAGGCGATTGCATAATCAATCCAGTCTCTGAATACCTCTGAGGGATCGTATCGGTATTTCCCCATTTCCCGCAGGACCCGTATCATTGGCTCAACGCTTCGGGGAGCATCTATTAAATAGCTCATAGTTGCTTTGTGGTTTGGAGGGTTGAAAAAGCGTCAAAGCTCGAAATAGCTTGCATTTTGCAGGTGCTTGCTCGTTTATGCCATAGCTGTGCTAGCAGAAAGCAATGCCTGTACAGCCAGTACAATCTGTTAGGTTCGGATGCAATGCCGTAGAATAGCATTGCTTTATTTTTGGTAGATAAATGCATTATGTCTTTGGATTGAAATGAAACAAAAAAGGCCCCGATCGCTCGGGGCCCGTTACTCAGTATTCGGAGGGTACCATCATGATTCCATCCACGCACCAAAGCGTGAGCAGGTCATGATCAAAATGCGGGCTCCATACGCATTGGGAGACAAGCGTTTTCCCGTTGCCATCATCGCAGCGTACTTCAAATTCACCCTGTTTTTGCCGCAGGAGCTTCCATACCTGAAAGTAGTTTCCCACCACTCCCTGTGTGAGTTGATGGCTGGCAATGATATCCAGTAGCCAAAAACATTGCTGTTCTTCGGCCACGGCCTTTGCCCCATCGGTAAACCACATCCCGGGCAACCAGTGCTGGTACAGATTTTCGGTACCGCAGTACTGCTGATACCTTTCGTTTAAATTAAATTGAACTTCCATTTGCTTAGATATTTACTGTAAAAATGAAATTGGATTAAAAATGAAAGAGCCCCGAATTTCGGGGCTCTGGGCGGATCAGAACGGCAGGTCAGCTAACTCCTCATTGGCCGGTACCAGATGGCACATTTTCATTAGGTGGCTTACGTAATAATCTTTGATCCGGAAAGTGGTCACTGCCTTGAACCGCTCCTCGATGCGCTTGATCAGCAGCTGGGCGGGATTGACGAAGGAGCCGGGTTTGTGGCTTTTGATGAAGTCAATGGCATCTTCAAAGGTCAGCGGTTGATTGAGCAGGCTCATGCTGTTGATTTCCTCCAATTTTACATCCAGAGCCGCTGCATCTTTATTCCACCACTTTTTGTTGATGTCTCCCAGATGGTTTTTGTCTCCCCAGCGTTCGAAGTCTTCCTTACTGATTCCGGTTATCCATTCATTTAGGATTGTTTCCTTGCTGACCCAATTTTCTGCATTGGCCGTTACCCGTTGCCATAGACAGGCTAGTTCGTAGGGGTTTTCGCTGTTTGCAACCAGGTGCTCATCCATTTCGGTTTCGGGCATGCCTTCCGGAATTTCGGTAGGACGGTTGGCCAGGTGAGCCACGGTGTAGAGTTCCAGTTTGGCGCAAACCAGTGCATCCAACTTGTTAATGTGCATCCGCCGTCCTACTTCCGTTGCCCAGTCAAAGTAGTCTTTTTCAGTTTTGCCAGTGGCTTCCAAAAAGCGGTCGATGTTTCGGCGGGTAGGCACTTTGGGCTGGGAAGGTTGAACCATGGGAGCCACTTGACTTTTCTCTTTAACCACTTTTGCAGTTACCTTTTTCTCCACTTTTTTCTTTGGCGTTTTGGCTTTCACCAGTACGGTGTTTTTTACTTTGCGAGCACTTGATTTGGCTACTACCGAGGCATTCACTTGTACGTTCTCCATCTTGCTTAGTTGTTTTAATTGACTGAATATGTGATTGTTAACTGATATAAAGATCTCCCGGCAGAACGGATTAACAACACCACGGTCCATTTATTTTTCCAAAAAATCAAAGTTTTTTTTACCGTTTTTGACCATAAAAAAAGGCCCCGTTTCGCTTGAAACAGGGCCTTGAAAGGATTGAAAACTAGACATTATTTTGCAAGTATGGCCTTCAAAGAAATCTCTAATGTGAAATAGACGCACTCCCCATACTTTGTACGGAACCACGTGTAATCATGGTGATTTTTAGACATAAATTTGGCGGCAATTTCCTTACGAACTTCCTCTGGAATAGCCGTGGCTTCCTTCTCAAGTATTCTTAAAGCTGCCCTTTCAATTGCCGAGGTAGCATATACTCTTGGAAAAGGCTCCTGCCCGAATTCGCGAGACATTGAAAAGTCCCGCATATACAAAACAAGTACCTTGTTTCGTCCCAGGTAAACCAGTGATCGACTGTCGGTTTTGTCATTGTTTTTTACTTTTGCATGCTCGCAAACTTCTGCTCTTATTTGCTTGATAAATTCAATGGCCCGAGGACTGGCAAATTTTCCGAATGATAACGTTTTCATAGTTTATTTGTCTGTATATGAGATGTTTAACTGATATAAAGATCTCCCGACAGAACGGATTAACAACACCACGGTTCATTTATTTTTCCAAAAATTTAAAGTTTTTTTGCCGTTTTTTTGACCATAAAAAAGGCCCTGTTTCGTTAGAAACAGAGCCTGGAAAGGATTGAAAAAAACAGCTGTTAGATGAAGCCGCAATCGGACATTGAATTGAACCCCCCTACTGAAACTATGAGGTGATCCAACAGAATAATGTCCATCATTTTTCCAACCTCCTTTACCTGTTTGGTCAACCTGATATCCGATTCACTGGGTTGCAGGTTACCGGATGGGTGATTGTGAGCCAGAATAATCCCGCAGGCGGCACATTTGAGCGCGATGCCAAAAAGAATTTTTAAATCCACGATGCATCCTGACATTCCCCCGCTGGATAGCTTTTTGTATCCTACAATCTCGTTGGCGCGGTTGCAAATAACGAGGTACATTTCCTCCTGAAATTCGATTTGATCCGACCATACATTTCTAAGGAATCTTTCGGCATCCTTACTACAGGTAACTTTGACCCGGTCTTGTTTGGCTGGTGGCTGATACGAAACTTTAATTTCTGCTAATTCCATCGTGCTTAGATAGTTAACTTGCTTTATGTGAGTTATTTAACTGATATAAAGATCTCCCGACAGAACGGATAAACAACGCAAAAACCTCATTTTTTTGGTAAAAAAATGAGGTTTTTTTGCTTGATTTTTCAGGAAAAGATGCCCGTGAGAATTGCGCTACATGGGGAATGGTAGAGGTTTGAATATATAAGCCAATTGAAATTTAATCAGACAGTTATTTATGGATGATTCGTTGGGTCATTGATTAAACTATTTAATGTATCATCAAACGAAATGTAGGCTTTTGATGCAAATGCTTTAATGTCTTCATCTAGGATTTTATTTTCAATAATTTCGTTAAGAATGGATTTTAATTCCTTTACACCAGGTTCTATTCCCTTAAATATCATCCCAGGATTGTTTCTCACTGACGAGTCATAATAGTCCTTTATTAATGGAATTGCAGAATAGGTAAATGAAATTGCATCTTTTAACCTACTAATGTAAATAATATTATCAGGATTAATTATGTATCTCAAATATGATATTTGAAGTCCTTCTGCAATCAAATTAATCCCTAATGATTTTTGAAATGGAAAAGGAATATACTTAATATACTGGTGAATTTCATAAACTCGATTGAGTAAAGAAGAAATATTTTTACTGTTGATTTCTATTCGTGTGTTGAGACCATCTTCCAATGAATCTACTTTGCTTTCAAAATCATCTAGTTTAGAATTTAGTGTATTTTTTAATTCTTTATTTTCTAATGAGAAGACTTCTATTTCTTTTCCAAATTTACTGATTTTAACGAGCGGCTCCTTAAAACTGATATAACCAACTACTGAGATTAATATTGCAATAAATATTGAAGCATATGAGAAAAAGTTCCACTGCTGCTTAAACATATCATGGTATTGAGTTAATTCCTTTCTTGTATTGACCATATCCCTTACGGTACTATCCAATTTCGTTTGTATAACCTTATTTTGTAGCTCTAAGGAATATATTGCCTGCTCTAATGAGTCAACCCGAGGGCTGATAGTAGTCTGAGCCTGACCCAGGGATATGATGAGACAAAAGGCGAAGGTAAAAAGTGCTTTCATAGGAAGATTGGCAGGGTTATGTAAAAACCCCCGACTACTCGCCGAGGGCTTACTTTGGTTTTATGGATTCAAAATGGCAGTTTCAGGCTTTTCTGAAACGGATGCCGTAAGTTACTTTTTCCAGTCGATTTCCGCAACTCCACCACGCTCCCAAACACCTTTTGAAGCAGTAAAAAGTCCTTTTCTTCATTTTCCACGTTTCTAAACTCGGCCAGTCCGCCCCGGTTCGTGAAAGTGTCCTTTTGGGCCCAATAGAACCTCGTGTCCTTCCAGATTAGTCTGTGGTGGTGCGCATTAAGGAGCGATATCCAATAATCTTCGTTACAGATGATATCCGGACTGTACCATAGCTTTGACCCTTCCAATACTCCGTGGGCACAGCCGGTGACGTATCCGCTCAATTGGATAGGATTGAGGCTATTAAATGAAATGGGTGTAGGAGAGGAGCTGAACCCGAAAAGAAAAGCTCCTGCCTTGCGAGCCGCATAGCCCGTCATTTGGATAATCTCGTAGGCAATTTCCGGATCCACCACCGATTCTTCACCTTTTTCAGTGTAGATCCGTGACAAGTGATCTATGTCATCATCTAACATGAAACAATCTCCCACGTGCTTAATAATCCAGTCGCGCTTGCGGCTGAGGCCTTTAATCGAATCCGGATGCACAATGAGTTCAACCCCCGGATTACATTTTTTATAAATTTCCGCCTGACTTTCTTCAACGCACAGGGCAGCGCCATATACCGCGCTGGTCGTTCTGATCCGGTTCCAGCGCTTGTGGCTCGGGATCACTATTTTGATGTCTTTCATTTGGTGAGAGCGGCAATTGCCTGTTTGGCGTGGATCACATGGGTTGTCCCGATCTTGGAACTTTTGTAGCATTTGGTCCGGTCGAGCCCAAGCTTTTCGGAGACGTGATTGAAGTCAATTTCATTCTGGCAAATGATCACGATCGAATCGAATTTTTCCGAAAATTTTGCCACAATGGGCATTTCAGGCTCTTCAAAGTGGGAGTCGCTCAATTCTTCCAGTGCCGCATCCAGGCTGCCAAGGTCAATCCCGTAGGTAGCAAGATCCACTTCTTCCGAAAACTCAGCCTTCAATAGTTCCAGATCCCATTCTCCAAAGTGGCTGTTCTCAATGATCGACACTTCCTTGAATTCTTTTTCGGTGAGTTTCCGGCTGGCAATGTTTACGTTGATGGGTTCATTGCCCAGGCCCAGCTCCTGCAAAACGGTCAGGCGCTGATGACCACTGATGATCGTACCGTCCGAATCAATGACAGGTGGCGTGATCAACCCGTAGGCTTTTAGCTTTTCTTCAAGTTCTCTTTTGCGGGTAGACTTTATTTTCCGCGGATTCTTGGCGTACGGCAGAAGCTCGTTTGGGCGCCGCTGCCCAATCTGAAAAAGATCATTCATTTGTAAAACTCAGTTAGTGTACTGCCTCAAAGAAAGCTTGCACCTCTGAATTTCATAAGGACAAAAAATGGCCCTTCAATCCGTTGAAGAGCCATCGGTAATTTTTCCTTTGAAGGATTTTTTCAGGTTTGAATTTCCGCCTTTTCCACTCAGTTCATCATCATCCGTCACCCACCACCACTCAAAAATGAAAAAATTATCCATTTCTTCCGGAATATCAAAGACAAAGAGCCAGGCCCGGCCGGGCTGAACCAGATCCGGCGTCACCCGCCGCGTAATAGTTTCCTGATTAACCCGTTTAAGCCGAACCATCACTTCTCCCCGTCGAGGCAGTGGAGTGGTGTTGACGACCCGGAAAACGGCCTTAGGCAGCTTTTGGGTCTGTACCCGTACATTCATTAAATGATTTACCATTAGCCGGTTTTAATTTATAAGGTCACAAACAAGGCCTGCATTACTTCCAGCTTTGCCAATCCAACCGCAATCTTCCGTTCGTATTCCGTTTTTTTAGCTGAGGTCTTAGCGGCTGATACTTTAGCCGGCCATTTGTGTTGCACATTGATCGCCATATTTTTGATCATCCGGTCGAGCTCGAATTTATCCCTGGGCAGCTCGGCAGTAAATTTGGTGGGAAACAGGGCGGTATCCTGCGGCGGTGCGCTTTCCGGCAATTGCCCGTTTCGTTTCACGTACCAAATCCGGTCGCCCAATTCTTCCCATTGCCTCCTTAAATTCATGATCCGCTCGGTGAGCTCAGGACAGGGCACCGAAGCCGGTATCTGTTGGAGTTTCATGGAAACATTCCGCTTTTCCACATCGAGGGTAGACCGCTGTGCTTCCAGCTCCTGAATGTGGCGGATCATTTCCGGACTGAGTACCACTTCCGGTGCGGCAATTGCCTGTTCAACCTTCGTGGCCCCAGGTACGTAGGGCTTTTCGGTTGTTTCCCTGACTTTATCTGTTGAGGCAGGAATATGTTTTCCAAGCTTACAACTCACCCGCCAGGCCGCTTCTACTTCCTCAGAGGAAGCCTTACCTGCCCGATGACGTAATTTCAACAGTTCCCAGTTTGCCTTCGCCTTGATCCGTTCTTCCAGAAGCTTCTTTTCGTCCATGATCCAAAAATCATTCGGAAAACTGGCAATTGCCAAGACAAAAAAATGCTCCCGATCCTGGAAAGGAGGGAGCATAGCACCTAAAAACAACACGAATTAAATCAACCCTAAAAAATCTTCGACCGTTTGCCGGTATCCCACCGCTTCCAGCCAGCCCACCGGATCCTCATAGTGATCCTTTTCGGCGGTCATTTCAGCGCAGTAATCATTGTATTCATGCAGAGCGTTTTTCAGCTCCTTTACATCAATACCCCTTGATCTGAGAAACGGGCCAACCCCTTCAAAGGGTAGCTCCTGAGTAAGAATTAGCATAAAGATACCGGTTGGTCACTGCTAAACTCACTGTTAAGACAGAGACGATGGGGTACTTACAACCCCATGCCAACCGGCAAGTTCTTACCGGTTCGTCTCTGTACAATAATATTAACTGAGCTTAGCGGGGGCAATATACGCAAAAATCCCGCCTGGTGGAGCGGGATTCTGGTTGTAATCTGCATCAGAATTTAAAGAAATTCCTTACTCATTGTCTTTCAGGTGCATTCTTGGGTCACTGATGTCGCTATCAACCGGGTCAGGGTCAGACTGCTCCATCTGGTTTTTCAGCGCTTCCAGCTGCCTTTTTGCTTTTTGCTGAATTTGTTCTTCCCAGGTCTTTGCTTTTGGCAGTGTCTGTGGCTGGATCATCTCCGGCTCCTGCGGATCCTCCGGCATTGGAGGAAGGTCCTGACTCTCGCCGGGTACTGCCGGATCTTCCGTTGGCTCCGGAGTTACTACCTCCGTCTTTATTGGAGTCGATGCCTGCTCTACCTTCTGGGTTGGAGATATCGGCTGCGTCTTTGGTGCTTGCTGAGTTTTGCTCATCGCTGTTTGTAGAAGTATTAAGTTTGAAATAACGAGTAAAGCCCAAAGCCATCAGGGCGTCAATCGTTTTGTCCTGCAATTGATCATGGATTTTCACAAAGCCGAAACCCGGCACACAATGTCCGATTCCTTCTTTGGGAACACCCATGATCACATATTTTCTTTGCTTCATTGCCTTTGCCTTAAAAAATGGATTTAGGATTTAACCCTTAAACGCCTTCGGTGGCAATTTCGAGCTCAGCTACCTGGGCAGTTGCCAAGGGCAGAATATCCCACACAAACCCGTCCTGCTCGCCCTTCATGGTAAATCCACGCTTGTCATTCCCTTTCTTTCCACCCTTGAAGGCCTGCTTTACGAAAATTGCGTTGTCGCTTGATCCAACCACGGCATAAGTTCCGTCGTTCATCTCGACAATGAATACCGCGCCGGCATTCATGTACTTTTCAAGCTCAGCCTGAATCGCTTTGGAGAATCCAGAGAACATAAACTCAATCGCGTGCTTATAGCTCTGAAATCCGGGATCACCCTGTTTTTCTGAACTCACCTCGATGGTTCCGTCCGGACATTCATACCTGGCCCACTTGGTTGCTTCCGGATCCAGCGTTGGAACCGAGGTGATTTCTCCGCCCGTAATATCCGATCGTTTGGGCCATACGCCGGTGATGGATTTTGCCAGAGCTACCAGCAGCTGACGCGTGCCTCCGGGGTTTCCCGTTTGGTGGGAGGTAGCATCCAGGGTTGCAAAATTCAAAACGGCACCCAACACCAGGCCACTCGCAGCGGGATCACCCAGTACGTGGGCCAATACCTCATTGGGCAATACAACGGCTACCGCGAATACCGCCAGAGCCACTAAAACATTCATAACCTTTTTCATAAAATCAATGTAAAAAATAGATGAAATAACTTGAAAACAAGCCCCAAAGCATAGCTGATGCTTTGGGGCGTAGAGTTTTATTCCTCCGGTTCGGCGACATCGCCCATCCAGAAAAGTTCACTGATGGCCCAGTCCATTCCTACCTGAAAATCGACCATGTAGGCCAGTGAGCGGGTACGCTTGTCGTAGTCAAACTCCAACCGCGTCTGATCGCCTTCATCATCATAGAGCCAGGCCAGGTTCTCACGAGTCGTGATCACCGGGGACTCGAACTTAGTGGCGCCGGTAATGGCCATGCCGGGTTCAACCACAAATTCAATCATGGTTCCCTCAATTTGCATTTTATCAAAACCCGCATTGTAGGGGCTCGTGCCATATTGTTCGCGGTAGTGGCGCTCGTAGGCCTGCTTGTATTTAAGAGGCGTGATACATACCAGATCTTCATAAAAATAATCAGAAGGCACCATGTCAATGATCTTCTCAATCTCGGTCACGCCGTTGGCGGCCGTGATGGCATTGATTGTGGCAATTTGTCCGGCCGTAATTCCTCCCGATGCTTTTTCGGTGGCAAGCTTGAAGAACAAACCGTCCATGGTATCCACGGCAGCGGTACCGGCTTCATTCCGCACGCCATTGATCAGCGCAATATTCCGAAGGTCTGTCATCAGGCGGTCGAACACCTTTTTGATCACTTCCGCCTCAAACGGATAGGTAGTCCGGTCAATCTTGCCGCCGCGGATCTGACCAAAGTACGACTTGTACATGGCCATGATCGTGGTTTCCTTCATGAGCAAATCCACCTTGCAGGGCTTCACCTTCGCTTTGCGGGGTTTGAGCTTTACCGCGTTGTTCTTGGGGTTGAAGCTGTCTTTGGCTCCGGGCTGGAGCACGCTGTCAATGTAGAGCTCCGTCAGGACCACTTCATCATTGCCCACTACGGGCATCATGTAGTCCGTAATGGGTTTGATGGGCGTACCTGGCCGGCCAGCCAGACCACCGCTGTAAATCTTTGAAAAAATGTGATCCTTATTGTCCCGGGCGTAGTCTGTCGCCGTAGTGGCCAATAGTGATAAATCTACTGAATCTGCCATAGCTAATAGAAAAATTAATAATTGATAAAAACTCGTTGAAATCGGTAATTGACCGGCAATTCCTAGTTATTCCAGGGCGCCTTTTGCCAGCTTTTGGTTTCGGCCGGGCCAACATCCACTGCGTCAGCTGTACTGCCGGAGCCAACTTCGGCGGTTGCGTATTCGTACCAGCTTTTCAGGACGCCGTACTCGGCTTTGGTCTTGTTCCAGGCGCCTGCATCAGCGCGCAGCTGAGCCAGTTCATGGGAGGCAATGGATTCCATCTGTACACCCGCCAGGGCCGGTTCTTCCAGTGGCGTTTCCTGCTCAGAATCCTCCGTCGTTTCTTGAGCTGCTTCCGGCTCTGGATCTGTGGCGGCGCTTTCTTCTATGGCAGGCGGCACTTCTTCGGTTTTGTCATCCACCTGTACATCAACGGCTTCCAAAGTAGTGGGCGAGGGTGGGGCAGTGGCTTCCGTATCCAGGCGCCCCTGAATGGCCTGGACATCCTCGGTAAGTTCGTTGAATTCCTCGGTGCTGAGTTTTTCACTCAAAGCCCGGTTGGATTTTGGGAACAGGCTGGCCAGCAGTCCTCCCAGAGTTATTGGTTTTGTCATGGCTAATTGAAAAAATTGATACTTAATTATCGCAGAAATTGAATACTACACAGCTTTTTTTCGGGCGAGCGTGATGGCATCTCCCAGGGTACCGAGCCGGTCCACAAGACCTTCTTTGAGTGCAGCTTTCTTTTTGAACATCCGGCCGGTCAGTACGTCATCACTTTTGAGTTTTCCCGCTCTTCCACGCCGGACGTAGCCGTGAAAGGCTACCATGGCTTCATTCAGATCCGTTTGAATTTGTTTTTCCAGCTCGGCGGTCAAAGGCTCTATGCCATTGATCAATGCCTTTTCCTGGGAACCTTTGGCCCGGTAAATAGTGACTGCCAACCCCTCTCTTTCCAGGGCGGCGCTTTGATCGACGTAAACCATCAGGACTCCAATCGAGCCTACCTCACTGGAAATGGAGTTTTCCAGCATGATCTCATCGCACTGACTGGCCACAAAATATCCGGCGCTGGCGCAGTAGTTGGTCCAGGCGATAATGGGTTTGGAGAAATTCCGAATAATGTCCGCCAGCATATCGGTACTATCGACCGTACCGCCCGGTGTGTCGAGCTTCAACACCACAGCTTTGACTTCTGGCTCACTATCAGCTTCCTGCAAAACGCTGGCAATGCGTTCATTGCCGTAGCCACAAAAGCCGTAGCGGCTCATGGTCCCTTCCACCGGGATGACGGCAACATCACCACCGCCCGTTCTCAGAAAATTCCGCAGATACCACCGGTCTTCATTCCATCCGCCTTTCTCATCGTAAGGAGAAATTTCGTAGCGAAGTCGTGAGGAAGCCTGATTTATATGCGCTGGAATGGGGTCTTTGCCTGCAATTAGGCGGGGGAGAATGATTCCCTGCATGCGGGAGGCAAATGGTTCATCAATAAACCACATGCCCGAAAAAGTTTCTGCCGTCACATTACCGTACGTTTGATTTTACATAAATCGTCAGGTACGAAATAGCAGAATAAGAAGTCAATAGATCAGGACAAAAAAAAGTCAGCCCGGCTGCAAAGCAACCAGGCTGATTGGAATATCCCTCCTCTAAAATTAATGGTGCAATGTATGCAAAGAATTCATGTTTGCAATACTCTTTAATGGGTATGCAAAAAATACAGCCCGACCGCAAGAGCAGTCGGGCTGTAATGACATATATCCACACCATTAAAGTGCTAATTTAAAAAAATCCAAATCAATTGACCCACCATTTTTGACCAAAAAGACGCACAATACCGTAAAACAGGTAGGCTTGCCACTTGGGTACGCCCTCCCGAAGCATATCAAACAAAAAGTCATGATCGGCCCAGTACCTGGCTTCTTGCGGTCCTAGCTCATTTTCCATTACCTTTTTGTCATACCACCAATCATGCTTAATGGCGGCATTCGTCCACCGGCCGTGCGGTGGGAACAGACTCCACAAAATCCGTGGTACTGACGCGAAGTCCGTTTTGTAGCCGGCAGAAATGATCATCTTTCCACAGTCACAATCTTCCGCAATTTCAAACCAGTCAATCTTTGCCTGGGGCTCTACGCATTTCCGGAGTCGGATGTCAGGATACTTTGTCATACCAGGCTTCTAAAATCGTCAAACACCCCACTTTCATCCATGCGTTGAATCAGAAATTCATCCAGGATCTGATGGATCTGACCTAACGGAAGTGCCAGGGCTTCTCCCGATTCAGGATTTCTGGGGACAAACGCTGCCAAAAATGAATATTCGCCAACGGCCCCTTCGGGAGTGGCTCCTTCAGAATCTGGATAAACGCGAGCACCTGTTAACGAATCGACCAACTTATCATCACTCGTTTCAACCGTACGGTTAATCACCGGCGACTCAATACCGTACCAGGGCGCTCCATCTTTCACATGCGAAATGCGTAGGGTATACGAGCCACGGCGTTCAGTAGGCATGTCTACCCGCGCCAATATCTCTACAAAGCGCTCAACCGAAGGAGCGTCAGGATGATTTGAAATTTTCATTAGGTCCAGGGAGTTATTTGGATGGTACAAAAGCCTGATCCGGTTAACGGCAGGCTGAAACTCGTATTAGCGGCATTGATCACTGAGGTTGAAAGCGTTGTGCTTCCAACCGTACAAGCCGCATCTTTATGTAAAATCGTATAGTAAAATGGAAAGGGACGGTTGATCGTGTACGTATCACCCGCCTTTAACATCAATGTTTGAGGGGTGCTATCCACATTCTCATATTGCACCGTAGCATCATTAGCGGGTTCGACAATTTTAAGGTAGTTGATGATATTCCGGACAATTGAAACGATTGAACTAATTGAATTGCCTGTAAATTTGAGCGTTACCCAAAAATGATTGGTATATACATTTGCGGGCCTTTGGATTGGGATCTTAACGTTTTCAATAGCATTCCCCGGAGTAGCGGTCCCAATAATTGCCGTAAAGCTGCTCGCTCCACCGGTGTTCCGATACGTGACTACCTTCGTTTGACGGATACTGGAAGCACTTCCAATTGCTCCTGAATAAAAGGAATAGTGTTTCGTGACCATTTTCTGCATGACCCAGCCAACCCCAAAACCAGATCCTACTGTCATTTCCAGATCGCAATAAATGCCCATACCTGGCAGGAACTCCACGTAAGCTATTTTTGCGTTGGCACCATCACCCGGAAAGGTAATAGGGAAGGTGATCTCAATGTCATTCATCGACTGCTTGCAGATCACTATTCGACCATTGAGTGTGAAAATAGCTTTTTCCAGAAAATTAACCTGTTCAAAAGCATTTTCCCCAAGTATAACAGTACCACTGTTCCGGGTATAGTTAGAATCTCCGCCCAGCGGATTGTAAATCACGCTGCCCGAGTTTGTTCCTGAAAACATAACGGTATTATTTCCCACATTCAGATTTATACCTCGAACAGAAATATTCTGTTTGGTATAACTCATCCATGCCTGTGCACCGCGTTGCACCAAATTGATTGTACCCTGAGCTAACATATAGGAAGTGAGGTTGGCACCACCTACGGGATTACAGTTCTCGGTTTGAAGGGTCGGAACGCCGGAGTTTGGTGTAAACATGGCATTCAGACAGAATAGGCTCAGTTTATAGGGCTGCTCATAGGCGGTCGGTCCAGATCCATACGTTTTCTTCCGGAAATACAGTCCAGTACCGGCATTGAATGCAAAGGCAATGAACGGTACATTGATCATCACGTCCTGGGTTACTTCGATTACTCCGCCCTGGATCTGAACAATGACCAAATTGAATTTGTCCGATACGATTGCCGCCAATCTATGCAGGGAAGCAATGGGGGAGCCGGACGTTCCGGGGTTTGCATCATTACCCGTTAATGGGTTAATATAGATGGTGGTCTGCAAACTGCTGAACCGGTTGGGATAATCTGCCAACAAACCGTTGGCATGTACCCGAATATCATCTGCCCACTTGCCGGTATCCGAAAGCGCTTCCAGAACATCCAGGTTGCTTACACCTTCTGATCCTCCAACTCCTCGAATAGGTTTGATAAGCCTTGTGGTTATGGTGTCAATGAATTGTTGAAGACCTGCGAAATAAGCCATTGTCGAGAGTTATTAAGTATTGAAATGTAGGCCAAAATGGTAGGAGAACTGTCCCTGTGGAAATAGCTCTTGAAGTTCGAAGCCAGTGATTTTGAAAGAGGGAAAAGAGAAACTACCCTGAATAGCTACCAGTAGAATGTTTTGGCCGCTGGCGGTCCGGCTCCTTTGCAGCCGAAGGCCGAACTCTTCATTTCCCGAAATCCAGGCTACATCGTTATAATCTTCCCATAGCACGACCCAATCTTCCTGCTGATGAGTGATCAGCCATTGAAGCAGGCTCGCGGATGGCTTTGGGATTTCAAAAGAGAATGAGGTGTCAAAGGCCAGGCCCTGTTCATTTTCAAAAGCACTTTCAGAAAAGCGAATGGTTTTGGGAGGCAGTGAAAAAGTAAATCCCTGAGCTCCCTCTTTAACGATCAGACCTGAGAAAGGAATTTCGTACATGGGTCCATATCCCGGAAATCGGACAGGATCCATCACGCTGACTACATCCTGTTTTCTCAATAGCCTGATCCGGCGCACAAAGCCAGCGTTTGTGTCCTGATCAAATCCACCAATTTCCTGAACTGTAATCATACATAGCAAGTTGGCAATAGCCACTTTCACTTCAAAGGACACCTTTTTTGGAAGGCTTTTGCCGTGGGACACAAAACCTACAAATCAGGACAGCTTTCTTTGAAAACAGGACATAAAAAAACCTCCCGCTTTCAGGAGGTTTTCCAAAAATTTAGAAACTTGCTACAAATGGGCTCTTGCCCGTTGGGCTACTTTGAAGGCTGCATCCAGATCGTAGTCTTCGCTCGAAATGCCATATTCCTCATAAAACTTTCGTACAGCACCCTGTTCGGACAGGAGCAGCGTCATCCGGCCCTGCACATAAAAGACCATCGCCATTTTGAACCAGGCTTCCAGGCCCATGCCAATTCTGGCCAAATGCCCATCGGTCACCAGCTGATAGTTGATCTTAAATGTTGGATTAATGACAATAGTTGAGTACTTGCTTACTTGTGCAGGCATGTAATCAACCCCGAGGTCATTGCGATCAAGCGGGTGAAAGCTCAGGACCGCCAGCAGGATCTCGCCCAACCAGTGATCCTTCCGGATGTCGGAAGGTCCCGGCCCCAGGTTGATCGGGTGCTCTAAAAAAGTTTTGACATGTGGTTTCACAGGAATTTCGAGTTGCATCGCTTCTAAGGAAAAAATAGTAAATTAGCCCCGGCCAAAGTACTAGTTACTTATTTTTACTGAGTGGAGCCAACCCTTAAATTTCTGTTTTTGAACTAATGAGAAGGCCAGGTATCCGTGATGCCTGGCCTTCTCATTAGGCCCGATTTATTTTTGCTACCAAGATTCTTCATTATATCATTTTATTTATAGAAAGATCAATTTGCATAAAAAATAATTATGGAAGTAAGATTATACTTCCAACATCTCTTCCCATCGGGTGGTGTAGCGGAGGGATCGTTTTTCCTGCCGTAGGTGCCAGCTTCGGTTATAGCCCATTTTGGCGACTTTGATGGTATCTCGGCCCATGCGGCGATTGAGTTTGTCGAGCACAGCCATAGCCTTTCGGTCTCGCTCTCGGCGGTTTGGATCCATGACAAAGAGGTCTGTTTGGACTTGTCCTTCAGGGACAATGCCGCTGACCATTATTCCCGCTTTTTTGTAGTGATAATTTTCCCGAAAAATGATTTTTAGAGCCTTCATGGCGTAGGAGATCATCTCCATTGTGGAGTTGGAGGCCATTGGAAAATGGATAACCCGGTTGCCGTAGTATTGCGGCTGCTCGGGTTTGTGGTAGTTGGTAAATACAAAAACGTGCATGAGGTTGGCAGCGGAGTGTTGTCTCCTTAGTTTTTCGGCACAGCGGGCGGTAAAGGTGGCGATGGCTTCTTCCAGGATTTTAAACTCGGTTACTGCTTTGCCAAAACTCCGGCTTGTGCAGATTCCTTTTTTTGCCTGGGGCTGATCTTCCAGCCGGTAGCAGGGCTGTCCGCAAAGCTCCCGGACCATCCGCTCGCCGACGATACTCATGTGTTTTTTGATCCAGCCAATATCGGTCAAGGCAAGATCGAGAGCTGTATGGACATTATGTTGTTGGAGAAGTTTGGTGTATTGCCGGCCAATTCCCCAGACGTCTTCCAGTTTTGTGAGTGATAATGCCTGCTCCTGGATGGCTTCACTGTCGATAATGAAGATGCCGTTGTCGGTCCGTTTTTTGGCGATTCGATTGGCGATTTTGGCGAGGGTTTTGGTTGGAGCCACTCCAACGCAAACGGGGATGCCGGTGTATTGATATACAGTATTCCTAATTTTGAAGGCCAGATCGGTTAAGTTTTCGTAGGGCATTTGGCCGAGATCGACAAAGGCTTCGTCGATGCTGTAAATTTCCAGCGCGGGGACGAGGTCGAAAATGACGCGCATGACTCGGGCGGACATGTCGCCGTAGAGGGCGTAGTTGGATGAAAAAACATGGATGTTGTTTTTTCTGAATAGTTCTTCGTTGAGGAAGGCGGGCGCTCCCATTTCGATGCCGAGGGCTTTGGCCTCATTGCTCCGGGCGATGACGCAACCGTCGTTGTTGCTGAGGACCACCATGGGTTTTCCATTTAGTTTTGGGTCGAAAACTCGCTCGCAGCTGGCGTAAAAGTTGTTGCAGTCAATAAGTGCGTACATGGGTTTTAGTGTTTATGGATAGTGTATGTGACGACGCCCCAAATCTGAAATTCTGAATCTTCGCTAATTGGAATGGGCTTATAAGCCGGGTGTTCGGGCACGAGGTAGGTGCCTTTCTCGGTCAGTAGCAGGCGCTTTACGGTAAACTCGCCGTTGAGTACGGCCACGACAACTTTGCCAGAAGTGGCTGGTTTGGAGCGATCAACTAGGAGGATGTCTCCGGCGTGGATGTTGGCGCCTTCCATGCTGTTGCCTTTGACTTTGACGCAAAATGTGGCGGAGGGGTTCTGAATGAGGTGCTCATTCAGGTTAAGTTCAAGCTCAATGTAGTCATCCGCAGGAGACGGAAAGCCCGCTTGTATAGGGCTGACGTACAACGGCAGAAGGATTTTGTAGGTGTCTATCATGAAGGAGTATGTTTGAATTATATCATAAATTGATACAACTATAATAAAAAACAAACACAATCCAGTGATTTATTTTTGTTTAAAGCCCAAAAAGCCCTCCGGGTGGGGAGGGCGCCTAAGTAGGGAGGGGGAGGGGTTACAAATGATTTTGGTCTTATGGAGATGAAAATAACTATAGAAGAATTGTATTTATTAGAATCACTAAGTTAATATTTGAGGCAATTAGAATCAAATGGCTAGCAAGTAATTTAATTATTTGATAATGAAGGTGTTCAGTCATATTTGATGGATTTATTTTAAAATTGGGATGTTTTAACCCTTCCCAAATGGAATATAGAGCATCAGAGGCATTATGTGAAATCTTGTTAAAGAATGGTTTTGTTGATACTACGCATATACCCTATCCTGGATATGCGAAGCAAATGAAGGATAGAGGTTATGATCCAGGCTTCATGAGGAGGAAATTGTCATTTGGCGGCCCACGTGGACGAAATCATATTTTATTTGTTGAAGGCTCATTTCTAATTTATGTAATGGGTAATTATATAAAACCAGGTTTATTTTTCTCTTTGAGGCCCGAAGAATTGAAATCGGTTATTGCATTCTTTAAATGTGATGCATTCTCTCGTAGTAAGCTTTTTTCTGATCACAATGGTAAGATTTATGAATTGTATCAGGTATTACGAGAAATGCAAGAAGAGCCTAATTTCTATACACAGAAGCGATATGAGCTATTTAGGGAGGAGTTTGATAAGGTAAAGTTGTAGAGTGCTTTGAAAATCTCTGAATCTAAAATGAAAGAGACTGTCTCAAAATTTGATTTGAGACAGTCTCTACCCCATGAGCAAGGTTTATACCTAAATAGTTGCCTGCCATTTGCCAAGACGTTTGACTGTTTAGCAATATGGAAAAGTTTACGTGTGAAAAATCGAAAACAAAAGATAATTTGGTTGGACAGCTGCTGCATCGGATGCTGCGGAGCATGATCTTGACCGTTTCGACCAGGCTAACTGGCTACTTTCCAATGTTTCGCAAAAACCAACCATAGAATCTTTGGTTTTCATTAAATACCGAAGCTTTAAAATAGCTCTGGCTTTATGGGATTGGGCTTCAATCCACGTTTCGTTAATTCATAATCTATCCCGCATAATACCATTTGTAATTCCTGCGAAATGTCTTCCTGCTGAAATCTTCGATGCAGAATCCTGGAAACCGAAACTGGTATTTGGTAATGGTAAGATTTTCCCTTGTCTGTTTTTCGGGATGCCCGGATGTACATTACTTCCAGTTTTAATGAAAATTCGGCCAATACAATTAGTTCTTCCCGCGCCTGAGGGTTATGGGCTATTCGCTCTGCAACTCGCACATAATTTCTTAATTCTGTGAGCTCATGCAGGTTGAGCTTAATTCGTAATGGCTCCATTTATTACCAGTTAAACTGTTTCTCCATTTTCCAGACCCCATTTTCAAACTGGTAGATTTTGTTCTCAGCCCCGGTATCTTTATTAATTCTGGTATCAAAGATTGCGGCAGAATGTACTTTTCCTCTAAAATAGGTCTCCATGATCCGGAACATTTCGTTTACAGCATCTCCAATATTCCTGATCCGGGGCTGAGCCCATTCGTTGGACCACTTGGACCACTCATTGCCATCATGGAAATTAACGACCATGTAGCAGCTGGCCATTTTTCGTTGCTTATCTTTCTGCTCCTGGGTCAGCGGTTTACGCTTGGAGGTCTGCTGTCCTAAAAATCGACGATCTTTCATTTGCTTAGATGTGTTTATAAATGGATAACTGCTTAAATTTTAATCAATCGGTATAATACCCTGTACCATCACCTTCCATGTAATTTTCAACATACACAATCACTTCCTTAGTAACTTCTCCACCTGCCCGGCGGGCTCGTTGGGCGGCCTGAAAGCGTGGTGACTGAAAATTATGGGTTTGGCGATCAAGATATTGTTTGGCAAAACGTTCCCGGTATTTAGCGCCCAGGCCTGCGAATAAAGCATCATAGTATTGATACAATCCCAGTTCGGTTTTGCCGGCTACCTCTTTGCGAGGTGTTTGTCCCATTCGTAGTTTCAGGAAGTCACGTCGGGCAGTAATGAGCAATCGATCACAGCGCTTCCGATGAGCATACGCATCTCGTTGCCGTTTCTGCTCTATTTTGTCCTTCTTCATCCAGGCTTCAATGCCAATGAATCCGAGATGGTTTTCTCTGTCAAAATAGCCTTTTCCGGCGATGACCACTGCGTATGGATCCGGTCGATAGGCATCCGGGTGTCGATCAAAGTAACGTCCGGCTTTATCAAGTTTGCTTAGCTGATAGACCTGTACGTTTAGCCATTCTGCATCCGAAAGCGGATCGGTAAAATTGTTGTAGACACCTGCCATTATGGCGTATAGGGCAGCTTCCTGCTCCTGATCATTGAAATCTCGTCCCGGATAAATCACTCGCCATGCATATAGCCAGAACTCAACCAGCATTTTAAGATGCATTGGGGCGAGATCCTTAGGGTTACGACGAGGTGTTGTGGGTTGTGGCAGCCGTATGGAGGTCATCGCCTGCCGGGGCCGCACGCCGCCGCCTCCAACTTGATCTTCTCTCCGTCCGGCGGTATTGAGGGGTTGCTGGCCGACAGCTGTGGTTTCTGCTCGACCCCTCTGTCCCTGAACGTTCTCTCCGTGTTCAACCAACATATCCACTTTCCTTGTTTCTTTTTTTTCTATTATCTCTATGTAGGTACTATTAAGCGGAAAAATTTTCGGGTTTTCCCCTTCAAAATGCGGTTTTGGAGCATTTTTGAACTCGTTGGCGGGGGTTTCTGATTCGGGCTCAAACAGGAATTTCGGGCTTATCCACACTTCAAAATCCTTCCTTGTACCATGAAATTTTGTTTGGATGTAGCCAAGCTCCCTGAGCCTGGAAAGATGGTTTCTGACGGTTCGATCGGTGCATCGGCAAAAGGGGGCGAGACGTACATTATTGGTATGTAGACCAGGCGGTGAATCCTTCGTATAGGCTCCATCAGCCATCATGGAAGCCGTGCGGTTATAATTTCGGACATACTCCGTTACCAAAGCGTGAAAGGTGGTACTAATCGCTTCCGGAATCAGGCCGACCCTGCGGTGTATGAGCTGAACATCTGGTTTGCCATCTGCTGTCATGATCTTTCGTTCAACAGCTTGCGTAGGGCAGCTATTGTTATGCTCATCAATGGCCTTATATGCCCGCCGTACTACATTTGATATCTCAATTCTGGGTAGCATACAGGCGTATGAGTGGGGTTAGTGACTTCATTTTGTTCATACTAAAATGGCATTTGCATAAAATTTTAAACAAACCTTCCCTTACCCACGCCAGGCGTTACCCTGGCGTGGTTTGGGCACTCATGTAGAATTCTGCTCTACCCTGTGAAAGCTCCAGGAATCGAACCCGGCCCCGAACCAACACGGGGGCACCGGCAGCTTTCTCCTTGCCTGAGTAAGCAGACAACTCCTTCTTAAAAACCCTCCTCTATCCGATATCTGATGTCTTTACATCATCAGATGCGAAAGCTCCGGGAGTCGAACCCGGCCTCACCAATCACCTACATTCAATATCCACTCTGAGGGCTCCAACAGCTTTCTCCATGCCTGAGTAAGCAGACAGCACCTTGCATTAGTATCCCGTTATCATGTTTACTCACTTTGCTAGTTTTTCCAGATACTCCTTCATTGCATCATCTCGTTTCCTGATGAGCTTTGGCCGGCTGCACCCCCAGCGCAGATACACCAGCCAGGGAGATTTATTTTTTGATTCCCGGACCGCCCATTCCCAGAAAACGAAAAGCGCTGCTGATGCTTCTAATCCGGAGGAGTCCTCTAATTGCCCGCACAAGGCCGCTGCCCAGGTACGACTTTGGCCTATTGTTTTGCTTTCGTGCTTCATAATAGTTGTCAGATTGAGCCATTCAATTTCTCTGAAATCTTCGTTATCGATAAGCCAAGAAATGCTTCATGCAAGCCTTTCATTGTAAATGATTTTTCGACGCTCGTAATCATAAATTCAGCAGATCTTCCTGTGAATTCTCCCTTTATTGCGCACCGTTCTTTGATCATGAGTCTGTCGCCAATGCAAACTTTTTCATCAAAGAAAACCTGTTCAATAATCAGGAATTTCAAGTTGCCTTGGATCAAATTTTCGTAGCGGATGGGCGTGGAAGTGATGGCGTATTCATTCATGACTACCTCCTTTCCCACAAAAGCGGACGTGAGCTCCACGAGCCTGTTTAGAGTTAAAGGTTTTGCCACAATCGGGGCAGGCAAATAGCGCATCAATACTCGTAGCTTTTCCTGGCTCAACCTGCGAAGCTTTTATTGGGAGTTGATTTCCCCGACGTTCTTCTGCCTTTTGAACTAGCCAGCTGTTGGGAGCCAGCATAAGCTTCCGACATAGACGTGCAATAGCTGTCAAATGATGGTATTCCTGAATCATATCTCCCTCACATTCAAGCATTCGCTCGTAGTGATTTTCCAGCTTTTCCTTGTAGTAGGATATTAAATGCAT